GATGAGCAATGGGAACGGTGATAGTGTTCTTGATTTCAACGAAGCAATCGTATATATGGCAAAATTGTTTGGTTGCTATGTTGTGGATACGTTTGATTGTGGAATCTGCGGTCAGAATATGAGTACGTTCCTGCAAGACGGACTTCATCCGAACACAACAGGTGGGGAACTGATGGCAAAATATATCAACAATGCAATTCGGAAAATGGCGATATACGATTATAGCACTTAAAGTGACGGAAAGGGAGAATGGCATGAAAGAATACAGATGTCCGCATTGCAAGAAAGTCATGTATGATGATGACCACTCAACAAGGTTTCGCTGCCAGTTCTGTGGAGAATTTGTAGAAGGATATGAAAAAGAATTGGAAGAGAAACTAAAAGAAGCAATGCCTGAACTATTCAAGAGCAAAGATGATACTGTGCGTTAAAGTTTTCATTAAGTGTGTATTGATGTGTATCGGTGGTGATGAAAATGGTTGGCGGGGATTACCCGTTAACGTAGAAGGGGGCTACTGCCCCGCAAAAGTCAGTAGCCCTTCTTCTTCAGCCATTCGTCAACAGCTTTCTGGATAGTCCATGATCTGGGGCGTTCTTCTTCCTTGCAGAACTTGTCCAGACGCTGAAGAGTGGATGGCGGGAACGTGACGTTGACGCGCTGGTAGAGTCCTTCCTCTGCCGGGTTGCCTTCAATGCCACGCATATTGCGTCCACCATTCATGCCCATGGTGACACACCTCCTTCTGGTTTTTATTGTAACAGTGGTTGTCAATGGTGGGAGATGGTTCCCCATCTTTGAATGGATGTGGTGGATTATGGACAGTTAGACATATTTAACTTTGCAGGTTTTCTTTAAGTCAGAGTCAACATGTTGGAAAGGGTGGTTGCCGGTGCTGAATTTTGCTGTGGGTTTCATTGTCGGCGGATGCTTCGGCGTGCTGATCCTCGCGCTGGTTGTGGCCGGGGCTGAGGACAAGGCGAACAAATAGGAGACCATAAGAGAGGTGGAGAACAAATGGCAACAAGAACGACCAAGCTGGAACTGATCAAACCCGACGGCGGGGAGATCTACGACGTTGCGAACTTTAACACCAACATGGACACGCTCGACACGGAGGTGGCCAGCCGGATCAAGACCGTCAACGGGGCGTCAGCTGACGCAGCCGGGAATCTCGAGCTGACTACCGTGCCTTATGCGGAGAACCTCGAAACCAGCATGAGCCAGGCATCAGCGGGGGTATTCATGCAGCGGACCACCGGAGGAGATGCGAGCCTGAGCGACGGTGACGCCTGGCTGCTGCTGATCCGGGGGCAGCGTGTGCACACCGGATATTCCGCGGAAATTCTGGACATGACTGTCACGCCTGTGGAACGCGAGCAAGGCGTGGATCCGATCACCGCGGAGATTGACAGGGACGACTTCGTGGAAGCGGTAGAGAACACGGACGGAACGTATACGTTCACGTATACGAGCGACTGGGACAATGATCCCAGCGACTACGGGATAACGGTGACCGGGACGCCGGTCAGCGGCGACGTGATTTCCGTGGTGTTTGCTGCGGAAGTTCGCGGGACGATCACACAGAGCAACCCGCAGACGTTCGTATCTACCGGGTGGAACCTGTACAACCACGAAGCGGGATATGCTAAAGTGGTCAAATATTCCAGCGAGTACGGTGTGATGATTTCAGGCGCGTATACGAGCCTGCAGTTTTCCGAAACAGTTGACGGAGCAAGAACCAGCATCACGGCGATTGATAACGTTATTCCGATCACGAAAGATGGGTATATCTGGGTCACCGGGGGGAATTCCACAACCACACAGATCTGGCTGGCCTGGAGTGACTGGACAACCGCGGCCATGGCTAACGGCGGAGTATTTGAGGCATACGAAGAGATGGAGGTGGATCTTTCAACCTTCATGGGGACCTATTTCCCATATGGCCTGATGTCGACAGGGACCTATGCGGATGAGCTGAACCTTAATATCGGATTGGCCACGAGTTGGATTGAACGGATGTCATACAGCGCCGAAAACCTGGCAGCCGCGGAAGCAACCGGACGCGAATATGAATATGATGAAGATTATATTTATATTGCGAAAGCAGCCGCGGATTTCTATGAATTGACAGTTGACGGGCAATATTCAGCAAACGATCACGGAATCGAATACTTCACCGGATCGGATATCGGGGTTTATGCACAAACCCTGTACGGATGCAACCTGAAAAACAGGCTTGAACGTGATGTGCTGACCATCAGCCAGCAGACGCTGACCAGCGCCCAGCAGGGACAGGTTCGGACAAATATTGGAGCGGGCAGCGCGTCAGATGTCAGTACAATTTCTGGCCAGATTACGAGCCTGAATACACAGATGACAAAATACAATAACCGCACAAGGCTCCTTATTGAAAGGCTGACTTTCTCAACCAGCTACGCGTACCTTAATAAGTCTTTTACGCTAAACACGGCAGCCTTTATCAGTGCATTTGCGAATTATAACAACGCGCAGGTCAAAATGTTCGGCATTCATTCAAAATCCACTGCATCTGATCCAATATGTTTTTGCAATAATGAGGGAACGACGTTCACAGCATGTAATTTAAGGGTGTGGCTTCCGGCTGGCACCTATTACTTGTGGGGGAAAGGGAACGCAGCTGCGGGGGATGATGTAACCATAGACGCGTATTATATGCCATCCTCTATCTTCTCGTAATAGCTATTGTGATATATAAGGAGGTGCTGTCATGACAGTTGAAATGCTTCTGGAAGCCCTGGGGAAGATCCCGGCAAAAGGGGCGGTTAACCTGGCCAGGCGCCGAGCAATTATCGCGCAGATCATGCGGCTTATGGAAGAAGGCGGTGCATGATGGTAAACGCTGACAAGCTGGCACAGACCGGGTTCAAGTACCTGGGCGTCAGCTACAAAGAGATGGACTGCCAGGCCTTCGTTGAGAGATGCCTGAAGGATTGCGGATGCAGTCTGAACCTGCCAGGGAGCAATGCATGGTTCCGGAAAATGACGTGGAGAGGGTCACCGGAAGAGTGCAAGGCGAAATTCGGCAGCGTGCCGGACGGGGCTTTCCTGTACATATGGGCCGATGACGGCGGGGAGCCGGCCAAATACCACGGGGACGGCATCGGGAACGCCTCACACATCGGACTGACCACCGGAACCGGCAAGGGCGCGATCCACAGCAGTCAGAGCCGGGGCTGTGTATGTGAGTCGGAGTTCCACGGTAAAACCATCAAACATGGCGGCTGGAACCGTGTCGGCCTCTGGGATCAGGTGGATTATGGGGAGAAAATCAACAGGATCCTGAATGGCGGGGATTCGGGAGGAGATGAGTCGGTGAGTGAATGGGCAACGGTCTACGCGCCAAGCGGGGAAACCGTGAACCTCAGACAGAAGGCATCAGTCACTTCGGATCGGTTGGCAAAGGTTCCGATTGGATCAAAGGTTGCGCTGCTTTCCTACGGGGATAAGTGGTGCTATGTGGAATACAACGGCATCAGCGGCTATATGATGACGGAGTTCCTGATCATCGGGGATGTCACGCTGGGAGACGAACCGGGCCAGGCTGACAACCATGTCACGCTGGATCCGAACACCGTCATGGTCAACCGGGATATCCTGGAAGGCATTTATAATCAAATCGGCGACATACTGGGACTTAGGGGGTGATGACAGTGAGCCTTTATCAATGGCTGTGCCTGATCGGGATACAGGGTGCTGTCACAACGGTGATTGCTTTTGTGATCACTCGCAAGCTGAACAAAGCCGAAGGGAAGGCAGAGACAGCCAGGCAGGAAACCGCAGCGATTGCGGCAGGCATGAAGGCCCTTCTGAGAGACCGACTGCTTCAGGGGTATAAGCATTATATCAATGAGGTGAAATGGGCTGACGAAGATGACAGGTCAAATCTTGAGAACATTTACAGGCAATACCACGCGCTGGGCGGGAACGGTGACATGAAGGACCTGAGACGGACTTTCCGTCACTTGCCAATGGTGGAAGGTGGGCCACAGACAGAAGTTTCAAGTGATGAATAAGGAGGTTTGTAAAATGTGGGACTGGAAAGAATGGATCAAAGCGGCACTGATTCGGGCGCTGAAGACCTTCGCGCAGACCTTCGCCGGCTGTATTGCGGTTGGTGCAGCGGCTTCGGAGGTAGACTGGATCCGTGCGTTGTCTGTGAGTGGGGTGGCCTTTGTTCTGAGCATACTGACAAGCTTAACCGGCCTGCCGGAAGTGGAGAAAAAGGAACCTGACAAAGAATAGTTATTGAATGTAGCGTGGTATCACCTGTTCCGCATACCGTGGCGGTTCATCTCCACTATATGCAGAACAGGACAGGAGGATTCTGTATGAATCCTGTTCCACCTGCACGCGGTGAACGACCGCCTGGACAAGCTCCTTTTGCTGTTCAGGCGGCCTGTTTTTTATACCTGTTACGCGCTGGAAGGCGCTGATCGTCCTTTCGGTGTCATACCGGGTGACAGGCCGGGACAGGACCGCAATTCGGGCCTTTATGCCGTTTGATTCGTTTTCCAGATCGATCAGTTCCTGCATCATGGAGGCAGGCGCATTCTCCCCGTTCTGTTTAATGAAGGCCAGGATCCGGGCGGTCTGTTTGCTGATTTCCTGCAGGCGGGCTTCCTGGGGCGCGATGTCTTTCCGGTTGTCTTCTTCCCGCATGTCTGAAAATTCGTTTGCGATGGCGCAAGCCTGGGCGATCAGATCCGGATCCGCAGCCATGCCTTCCAGCGCGGTGAAAACGGCAGCTTCCGCCTTTTCAAGGCGGGCCATCGGAACGCATTTGGATTTACAGGCATAGTATCTTTCCTGCGTTCCGTCGCGTTCCTTCCCGCCATGGCGCAGCGGCATCAGCTGACCGCACACGGAACAGTATACCTTTCCGGACAGCGGATAAACGTTTTTCGACTGGTATGACTGCCGGTATCCGTTCCGGTTCGTTTCCCGGATAGCACAGGCCCGTTCCCATTCCTCCGCGGAGAGGAGGGCCGGAACGCCACCGGGGATCCGGATGGTCTCCGGGGAGCTGATGCAGTGGCGCGGATCCGTGCCCATGCGGCGGACATAGGTTCCCGCGTAAATCTCATTTTTCAACATAAAATTGAGATCCGGTTTCCGGAAGTATGATTTCTTCCCCGTCAGCGGGAAAACATCCGGCGCGTTCAGGTATCCCATGATATCCCCGTATCCGCTGCGGCTTAGGTACATGTCGAACACGCGGCGCGCGATCGGCGAGGTGACCGGGTCCAGCTGGTAATGTTTCTGATCATCCACCCGATAACCGAGTGGAACATGCCCGCCGAGGTATTTACAGTCCCGGGCCAGATGCTTATGCGCCATGACCACCCGGTCTGAATCCTGTTCACGCTCCAGCTGGGCAAAGGAAGCCAGCATGTTCAGCATCATCCTTCCGGAAGGGCTGGACGTGTCGATGGACTCCGTGACGGAGACCAGAGCCACGCCGGCGGGCTGCAGGATATCCTCGATAATGGTCAGGGTATCCCGGAGAGATCTGGAAAGCCTGTCAAGCTTCCAGACCACGACGGCAGAAGTCTCCCCTGCCCTAACGGAAGAAAGCAGCCGCTGAAGCGCCGGGCGGTTGGTGTTCTTTCCGGAAAAGCCGGCATCCTCAAAGATCCGGATCTGCTGCTGCGTCATGGCGGCATATCCGTTCAGGATGTCGCGCTGGGCGTCAATCGAGATTCCGTGAGCGGCCTGTTCATCTGATGAAACACGGCAATAACCAAGGGCTACAGGCATGTGAGTCCTCCTATTATTTAATGAATTAACGGCCTTCCGCAATGCTTGCAGAACTTGTCCGAATCATCAACCACTCCGCGGCATTCTCCGCATACATGCCACCATGAAGTGCCACCGTCCTCTGTCTCAACCTTTGCTGGTAGTTGTTTCTTTAACATGTCAATAGCATCAGCAATGATATTCGTTCCGAACTCATCTACAGCATCTACAAATTCGTATGAACATGCATAGCACTCATTATCACACATGGCTTTTTCTAATGCCTCAAGCGCCTTGATAACCTTCTCTTGGTTCATCTTCGCAATTCCTCCTATTTCGCGATCTTATACATCTTTTTCCGCGCATATTTCAAGATAGTACAGATTTTCACTTGAAAAGAACTTACAGCAAATTTTTGTTTCCGCATTTATTTGATTATATGAGCACATCCCTGTTCCATCAAGATTGTTTTCAAAATAATAAGTCATTGCAGAATACACACAATGCTTTGACATGGAGACTGTAAAAATATCTGCAGCAAACAACTGCGCGCATCTGTCCGCTACTGTCAAAAAAGAAAGAAAATCATAAGGGGTGTCCATGGATATCTGGATTCTATCAAGGCCAGATGAAAGATTCTGACCGGCTGGATCACTGGATATAAGATATATCCGAGTAGATTCACCCCGCGCAGGAGCAAACCATGCAACGTCAGAATTGTTTAGCTTTGTCCACTTTTCCGGTTCTCTCAAAGCGAGAAGCGTTGAGCCGAGTGGTGTTCCGATGGCATTATATTTTGAAATGAATTCACTCATCTTCATTCCCAGTGCCGGTTCATATTCTTCTGCATATGATACGGCATTAAGAATGATAAAAACAGCCAGTATGAACAGAATCGTTTTTTTCATGATGCTTCCTCCTATCCAATATGCGTTATCCCATTGATGACATAGACCCGTCTTTTCTGAAAGCAGGCTGCAACAGGATATTTTCAGCCTGAGACATCAGAAAACTTTTCCCCGCCTCATTCAGCTGGCGGAATAAGTACAGAAGATCTTTTTCCATGTCAGAAAGGCTGAAAGCTTCCCTTCTGACTGGCGGTTCTTTTCCAAGCAGCTCATCAACTGAGACATTCAACGCGGAAGCCAATAATCTCAGCGATGCTTCAGATGGTGCATTCCTCCCCGTTTCAATATTGCTGATAGCCTGATGGGAAATTCCTGATTCCTGGGATAGCCGTTCCTGAGTCCAACTTTTTTTCTTTCTGAGGATTACCAGCGTTTCACCGATGCTCATTTTATCATACCCCTTATATAAATACAATAAACGTTGTAAGGATTCCATATAAATTTTACAACAAAAAGTGTTGACATTTTATTAACTTTGTGGCATTTTATTATTAATCTTGTTGCAGACGGAGGCGAAAGATGATCGTTCTTCAGAAATTCCGGGAAAAGCGGCACATGACCCAGCAGGAACTGGCGGCCAAAAGCGGGGTAACCCAGCAGGCCATCAGCAGCATCGAAACCAGAGCCAGGGAAAACCCGGGGGTTATGACACTGCAGAAGCTGGCGGTCGCGCTTCGCTGCACGGTGGATGACCTGATCGAAGAGGAGGGAAACCCCAATGAACAGGCCCAAGCATGACCTCTACCTCTGCGATCCGAAGAAAAACACCGAGTGCGACAAGAAATATTGCAGTTTCTTCAGTGATTCCAAAGTGGCGATCTGCAACAGCACGTTTCACCCGGAGTATGCGCAGCTTGACGCCAAGGGCAGACCGATCCCCTTCCAGTTTCGGAAGGTGAAAAGACAGGAAAAGGAGTGAAACCAATGTATCGGGGACTGATTGATTATCTGAGTTTTGCCTACACCATGCTTTGCAAGGGCCGGCGGGTGCTCTGCGACGATGACATCCGGGACATCACCAAAGGCGCCCACGCGGTTGTCCGGAACGCGGAGGAAGCGATTGATCCGGAGAACCGGGCCGACAAGGAAGACCGGGCGGATCTGGAACAGGCCCGGAAGATCGACGAACACATCGAGGAGATGACGGTTTTCCTGATGAGCATGGAAATCGTCTGAAATTGCCAACTGTTGGCAATTTGACTGAAGGAAGGAGGGCTGACCGTGGGAGAAAGCGCAAACACATCCGCTTTTCGGATTCCGTGCGCCATCACGGTCAGCCGGAAAACCGGGGAGATCACGAAAACCGAATACGGGCAGGTCAGCGAAGAGGAATTCAGAAGAATCTGCAAAGCGCTGATCCGCTTCGGAGAACAAAAGGAGAACGCCGGATTAAGCACAGACAGAGATCAGCATCCGGCGGCATCATATGCGCGGGATGGTTCGCTGCTTTAGAAAGGATGATCCGCTCCTGTTGGCAGCAGTGACGGAAGGAGTCGTGCCCTTCCCTTCCCCGGTTCGATTCCGGGGCCGCGCACCAGGTCCACGGCTTCAGGCATGGGCCGAGACCCTCCTTGTGCGGCGACGGGGAAAGACCCGTGACAGCCCGGAGAGACGGGCCTTCTACATCTGGCGACGGGGAAAGACCCGTGACGGCCCGGAGAGACGGGCTTTTTCGACCCGGTGGCAAGTGCTGCGTGGGATGCCGAACCCACGCATCCGGTGCAAGTCCGGACGCCGGACGACCCGCAAAGGGCTAACTGAATAAAAAGGAGTGAGAGATCGGCATGAGTAATGGAAACACAGCGATCACAAGGAGCGTCAGCGAGATCACCGCGAGCATCAGGCTGCGGATGGTCAACGTGGCGGTGAACGTGATCGGGATCGGACGGGATCTGACGGAGCTGAAGGAACAGGTCAGCCACGGAGAGTGGCTGCCAAAGCTACAGGAACTGGGGATCAGTTCCAGCACGGCAAGCAATTATATGCGGCTGGCCCGGGAGATCCCGGAAGGAAGCGCCATGGAACACCTTCCTTATACAAAGGCGCTGGCGCTGCTGGCGGCCCCGCCGGAAGAGCGGGAGGAAATCGCCCAGGGCGCGGACGACAAGAGCGCAGCGGAAATCAGGAAGCTGATTGAAGAGCGGAATCGGGCAGCGGAAGCGGCCAACGTGGAGACGGCCCGGGCGGATCAGGCGGAAGCGGAAGCGAAACGCTTCTACGCGGAAAACGCGGAGCTGAACACGAAGCTGCAGAACGTTAATCATCTGGCCCACTGCCTGCGGGAAGATTTACAGACCACGGACGACCTGCTGAAGATGGAAAAGGCGCGGGCGCAGGAACTGGAAAAGCAGCTGGGCCGGAATCAGGCGGAACTGGAACAGCTGCGCGGAGATCTGGCCAGCGAAAAGGCCGGGAAGCAGACCGTGGAGATCGAGGTCGAAAAACGGGTGGAAGTCGCGCCGGCAG